TGTAAATATTATTAGTTATCGTTACATTAGTATTTCTAATACTTACTATGAGAAAAACTAATACAGGTTAATATGAACTCAGATAACAGCGGATTGACACTTTTTACTGAGCGTGACTCATGGAAAGACTCTAAGAAGAGAGCTAAATGGGCTAAGACTGTATTTGCACCTCTTATAAAGCAGACTAAAGATGCTTTTGGCATTGAGTTACCTTTTAGATTTGTCCCTAGGCCTTACCAGGTTGATATAGTACATGCAATGCTTACTAAGCAGTTCGTTGCATTCTGTCTTCACCGTAGAGCCGGTAAAGATTACATGTCTATCTCTATGCTTGTATTTAAGGCTATGGAGAAAGTAGGAAACTATTGTTACTTGTTTCCTACAGCTAAACAGGGACGTGAGGTTATATGGCAGGGTATTGACAATGATGGTATGAAGTTTCTTGACCATATACCTGCTGAATTGATAGCTACTAACTCCAAGAACAATCTACCGATGGTAAACAACGTAGATATGCGTATCACTCTTGTTAATGGCTCTACTATTCAGTTGGTTGGTTCAGATAACTATGATAGAACCCTAGTGGGAACTAACATGGCCGGTATCATCTTCTCAGAATACTCATTATCAGACCCTAGAGCGTGGGAATACTCAATGCCTATTGTTATTGCCAATGGTGGATGGGCTTGGTTCAATGGTACTCCACGTGGTAAAAATCACTTTTATAAGCTATTGAAAGCAGCATTAGACCCCGAAACAACAACTAAGCGTTGGTTTGCATGTATAAAGGGTAATAATGACACTAAAGTTCTATCAGCAGATGATATTAATGAGATGAGAGTCTCAATGTCAGAACAAAGAATAGATCAAGAGGTTAATTGTGCTTTTGAAGGGTGTATTGAAGGTAAGATATACATGGAGCAGATTAAAGATGCTATGGAACAGGGTAGATTCGGTGACTTTGGCTTTGATAGAACTTGTCCTGTCTATGTATCATTTGACCTTGGTGCAGGAGATAGAACTGCAATGGTATTCTTTCAACAACGTGGTGATAGACCTTGGGTTATAGACTTTTATTCAGCTAAAGGAATGGGTGTTAAACATTATAAGATGGTTGCTGATGATTATGCTGCAAAGTATGGCTATAAGTATGAGACTATCTTTATTCCCCATGATGCTCGTAAGAGAAGTATTGATAACTATGATGATGAGGGATTTGCTCTTAGAACTGAAGATACATTCAGGCGAGAGTTTATAGGCTGTAATATAATGCTTGTTCCACGCTGTAATGATATTAATGAAGATATTGAAGCTGTACGTGGTAAATTTCATCGTTGGTACTTCTATGAAGGTTCTCAGAAGGATAAAGCACAGAAGGAACGATTAGATTTCTTTTATAATGCAATGAATGAGTATACTTATCCTGAAACAGATGACCAAAAGACTATAGCAATTAAGCCATTGCATAACTGGTGCTCTGACCCGATGGATGCGTTCCGTTACGGTGTTAAAGCTCAAAGTTTCGGATGGTGTGGAGCCAAAGCTAGAACATGGCTGTCAGATTTAGATGTAGACCACTCTGTTTCAAGTGAAGAGAGTGAAGACGAATACGCACAATTAATTTAGGTGAATTATGTACGATGAAAGCAAGTTAGTACTCTATAGAGCAGGAACACAACACATTGATGCTTTATTAGAAGGCATAACCAGTCTACCAATGAGGCATTCAGTATTTCTTGATGGAATACCTGAGAGGAACGCTGTTGAACGTATTATTAATGACCCTGCAAACTATGTTTTTCTTACTTATTACGAGGGAGAGTTAATGGGTTACAGTCTTTGTAACTTCAGAACCTCCGCAACGGCAGACTTTCACTGGGGAGTATGCAGGAAACACAAATACATAACGAAAATGATTAAACAGTCATTCAATGTCATAAAGGAAATGCCTGTCAACTTCCTAGGATTTGTGCCGGAGGATAACGTTTTAAGTAAGAAAATCACTGAAAAGATTGGTTTTGAGTACGTTGGAGTGATTAAGAACTACTATAAGGGTGGTCTTGATGCTCTGATGTATCAATACTCAAATAAGGAGGTATAAGATGGGAGTTGAAGCAGGTGGTTATGACCTTACAGAAATGGCTTTGACTGTTGGTACGTTCGGAGCCTATGCCGCTGCAAAAGAAGCAGGTGCATTTGGTGACCCAAGAAAAGGAATGTTTTCTAGTGGTGACGATGACGATGACCAACAACAACAAGCTGCACCAACAGCCACACAAGAGAAAGCTACACCAAAAGCAGCTAAAGTAGATGGAGCAAAGTCTATTCTATCAAAGCAAAGCAATCAGCGTAAAAGATATTTATTACAACAAAGTACGGGGCAAGCTCCACAAGCTCCTTCATTAAGTCAACAATCACCAACACGTAACCTACTAGGAGGCTGAAAATGCTTACAGTGAATTTGGAATCTAAAACAAACGAGGTGTCATAATGGGTGGAGGAGGAAGCAAACCAAAGCCACCACCCCCGCCCAAGAAAATCGCACCACCAGTTGTAGCACCAATTGCAGTTGAGGATAAGCGGTCAATGGCACAATCATCAGGCGAAGAACAACGGAAACGAGCACTACTTAGTTCAAGAGGACGAGCTTCAACAGGTGCAAGTTTAACAGCAGGTCAATCAGGGGGAAGTAGGAAACTACTCGGATAAATATGGATAAAACTTTCGCAACTAAACCTGCGAACCCAAAGGCGAATAAAATCGCTTCAGAGTTGCGGTCAATACAGCAAAAGCGTATACAACATGACGCTTTTGTTCAGGAGTCTACCCACTTCGTATTGCCACGTAAATCTGATATGCGTGAAATTCAGTCTATTGGTTCTTTTAATGGTGGTGAACTAAAATCATATGCTAATCTATTTACTCGTGCAGCACGCTCGAGCAATCAGAAGATGGCTAGTGGTATTTTTAGTTACATGACTCCTAAGAATCAAAAGTGGTTCAAGATTACTACCGGTGATAGAGAACTTGATGAGAACGATGAAGTATATAAGTATTTTGATAGTGTACGTGATACTATGCTTGATTTACTAGCCCGTTCTAACTTCACTGAAATATCACATGAGACGTATTTAAACTTTGGTTCTATCGGTACTGTTTGTAGCCAAGTAGAGTGGGATAAGGATGAAGATGGCTTAATGCTGACTGATTACCCGTATAACACCTTTTGGTTCACTGAGGACAACAAGGGACGTCCTAATCGTATCTTCCGTGAGTTCGTATGGACTGCTGAACAAGCTGTTGATGAATGGAGCGAAGAAGAGCTTAAAGATTGTGCTTCTGTAATGAAAGCGTACTACTCTAAAGATGAAGATGCACGTAGAGAACAGTTCAAATTCATTCACCTGGTAGAACCTAATAAGCATCGCAAACACGATAAGATTGATAAATCTAACAAGAAATATAAGTCTACCTTTATTTGTGATAATGATAAGCAGATAATTAGAGAAGGTGGATTCGATACACTACCATATAAGGTTGCACGTTTCCTCAAGTATAATACTGAAGGTCAAGTAATGGGTTATAGTCCTGCAATGGATTGTATGCCAATTATCAAGACTCTTGAGAACTTGAAGAAGAAGTTCATCTTTGCAGTAGAGAAGAATCTTAATCCGGCAATGAGTCGAGGTGTGTCAATTGGTCAAGTACCAAATAAGGTACGTAGTTCTCCAAATGCCATTAATAACTTTGATAGTCGTAATCCTGAAAGCAAGCCTACTCCAATCCTTCAGCAGATTGATTTATCGTATAGCTTGGCTGAACTTGAAGAAGAGGTAAAGCAAATAGAAGATGCTTTCTTCATCCCATCGTTTCAAACGATTACAAACATAGACAAATCAAATGTTACTGCTACTGAGATATTGGCTCGTGAACGTGAGGCTCTTGCTGCTATCAGTCCTGCTATCAGTCGGATTGAAGATGAGTGGCTCGAACCTATTCTTGAAGATGTATTTGAAATTGCAAACAAAAGAGGGATGTTGCCGGAACCACCACAAGAACTTGAAGGGGGAGTAATTCGCCTAGAGTTTACAGGTATTCTATCATCTGCACCTAAATTGACTGAAAGTGTTGCTGTTATGAACTACTTCCAGGAGCTTGGTGTTATGCTCGAGTTTATGCCTGAGAACAAGCGTATTGAAACTATGAGTTCTTTAGATTTCTATGAGATTAATAAGACTCTGCAAGAGAACCGTAATCTACCTGCACGTTTCAGATTCTCTCGTGAGGAAATGGAAGAAGAAGCAGCTAAGATTCAACAGCAGCAACAAAAGGATCAAGAGCAGGAAAGGTTAGCTAACGTAGCCAAACAACAGAACCTAAATCAAGCACCGGAAGAAGGAAGTCCGATGGAAGGAGCGATGGGATGATTAGTAAAGACATAGAGAGTATGTTTTTGGTAGTAGTAGCAATAGCAGCCATTAAATTAACATGGAAAGCAATAAAAGGAGTTTCTAAACTTTGTTTAAACTTATAAAGAAGGTTTTTAACAGAAAGGAACGCAACGCCATTGAGCGTATTCGTAAATATCAAACTGTTTACAATACGTCCGATGGTAAATGGGTTATCGAGGACATTCTTGCTTTGTGTAAGTATGGAGAAAGTGGGCTAGGTAAAGACACTGAACATACTTACTTTAAGTTAGGGATGCAAAATATTGGAATTGAACTAGCACAACTCTTAACGGCTGAAATATCTAAACTAGAAGAAGAAGCCAAAAAGGAAGAGGACACGACAGATGAGCAAGATGTATAAAGTAGAAGAAGGTATTGTGCTTCGTAATAATGAAGCAATTGCGACATATGAGAACGGTGAATTAGACTTCTTTAATGGGATGGCTAAATATCGCATACCTGTTGTTAAATGGCTTAATAAGGCTTCCTTATCGCCAAAACCTGCCAAAATTGACAAGAAAGTTGATTTAAAACAGGAAAACAATGATCTTAGTTGGATAGATCACTTATCGGCTATTGTCGATACTAAGATTCCTTACCCACATCGCAATAATGGTTGGCGTGGTACTCGATACCGTGACTTGCTTGTTAAGAACTATAATAAGATTCTTAAATCCGATGCTTTAAGTGATAGCGAAAAACGTAACATATGTAATCAATTCATCTAAGAAATAAGAATCGGAACCCTCATGGTTCCCAACAGAGGATATTTAAATGGCTTTTAAAACAGAAGTAGAACTAGATGCAGAAGTAGCAAGTCTACTAGCAGATAACTCTTCAGGTGATATAACAGAAGCAGTAATGAGAGCTTTTGTTACTGACTTGAAAGATTCGGTAACTAATATGGGTACACATAATATAACAGCTACTACAGTCTCTAAAACGCTTGCTATAGATACTGATGCTTATACTATGGCTGACCCCACAGGAGGAGATATAGATTTAACTCTTCCCGATGCTACAACGAATACGGGTAAGATATTTGTACTTAAAAGAGTTGCGGCCGTTGGAAATGCAGTTTGCATTCTAACTACAGGCTCAGATACTATTGATGGAGCTTCTACATTCCCTCTTGAAGATACCAATGATGCTCTCGTATTGCTGTCTGATGGTGGAACTGATTGGCATATCATCGGTGAATCTACCAAGCGTGACCATTATGACTCAATTGTAATTGTAAAAGAGTCGGCTGATTTTGGTGTTATTGATTCAACTAAATCATACTTCATTGATGGTATAATTGATATGACAGGTGTTTCAATTGAGATTCCCACAGGTGGTATTAGTGTTGTCGGTACTACATTTGATACGTCAAAGTTAGTTTGCTCAGATGCAGCATATGACATGTTTACGTCACCCGTTGGAGGTTCGGGGAACATATTTATGCGTGATTTGGCTCTTCAAGTTGATGGTGCGGGTTCACAAGTTTGGAATATTGTTTCTAATGATGGTTCTGATGCGTTTGAGTTTGATAGAGTTAATTATAACAGTTGTACAAAGATTGGTGTTATAAATGGTTATCGTCAAGGCTTAGAACTTGATACAGGTCGATTTGGTGGTACTCCCACAATGGAACTTGCGGGTACATGGTCAGGTGGCTTTAGAATATCTACATCTATTGTTCGTGGTTTAGATGCAGGAATGACAGATGCTCTATTTAAGGCAGGTGCTAGTTTTACCATGGCATCACGATTCTTAACAGACATCAATTGTGACTTACCTGCTTTAGCTCCGTTCGCTGACTTTGCTCCTGCTAACTTTGTTAACCCAAGTACATTTCAATTACATGATATACTTCTTAGCAGAAATGGCGTTATAAATCCAATGGACACTAACCTTATTCCAAATACTTCAGCTACAGATATTTCTTCTTCATTCATCAATAATGAAGGTATTCCGAATACATTTGTTGGAGGTCGAGATACCATAACCACTTCAGCTAATACACCATTGACAGTTAGTACATGGACTCCTGTTTTAGGAACATTTACTGCCTCTGATTTACAGCACTTTGACTCACCTTCTAATGGTCAATTAAGACATCTTGGCTCAACTCCAAGAGACTTTAGAGTTTCATCTAGTGGTGTTATTGATGGCACAGCAGGGGATGAAATATCAATTAAGTTTGTTGTTTGGGATGATTCAGCCTCAACATTTTCTGATGTACCTAATTCAGAGCAAGCCAGGTTTATTCAAAACTCTCAAGGTGGTGCAGATGCAGCATACTTCACAATTATATGTCATGCTACATTAGATCAAAATGACTATATGAGAATGGAGATAAAGAATAGCACTAACAGTAATGATGCTGAGGTAGAAGCTTCTAGTTTCTTCTTAGTAGAAGCTCGATAGATTTACTAGACAAATAACATAACCTAAACTAATATATAAAACGGGGCTACACGATGTAGCCCCACTCTTAACCACCCGTAGGAGGGAACATGGATTTATTGAACACAGAGACACCGACAGAAGCACCACAAGCAACAGCAGAACCCGTAGCAGTTGAGACTAACTCAGCTCCGCAAGAGTCCTCAAATTGGCTAGACACAATTCCCGAGTCATACAGGCAAGAGGGAAGTGTTAATCGTCATGGAAGTATGGATGAATTATTGAGTTCTTATACTCATGCTCAATCAATGCTTGGTCGTAAAAATGGTATTCCCGACTTTGAGAATGATTCACCGGAAGTAATCGGTAAGTTTAGAGAGCAATTAGGAGTTCCAAGTGATACTGATAGCTATCAACTTGATACGCCTGAAGGATTTGAACCTAATGATGAGTTTGGAGTGTTTAAGCAAGTTGCACTAGATGGTAATGTACCAAATAATACAGCTAATAAGTTCTTTCAGATGCACCAAGAGGGAATTAATGGAGCTGTACAACAAGTTAATGATGCAAGAGAGGCAGAGATAACAACGGCATTTGAGGAGTTTCAACGTGACCCTAATTTTTCTGATATGTCTAATAATACTAAGAATATTATGAATCAGATTGACCCTAGTGGAGAATTCTTAAATGAACAGGTTCTTGCAAACCTTGGAGCACAAGCACCTATGGTTGTGCGATTCCTTGATAAGGCAGCTAAGATGATTGGAGATGATTCAGTTCCTAAAGCTATGTCGACTACCTCACATGGTAGTTATGAAGAGGCTTACAGTTCTATTAGAAACAACCCAAATATCAGTGATGACACTAAGAATCAGCAAATAGCTGACCTTACGGCACGATATAAGTAATATATTTATGTAAATAGGCTTGTAATTTGCGTTATGAGCCTATTTATTTCTATATAAGGTGTGTATTTATTACACACAGTGTTACCTCACATGAGAACACAAACGCAATAAATAGGTTTTTATAACCGATTGGAACTCTTTTTTGAGTCACCCAAAGTGATTAGGACATGTTGTCCGAAACTATGGGTAGACTATTTCTTCCCGTAGATGTAAACAGGGAACTAAAAAAAAGGAGATTTCCCAATGGCTTATACTGGTGATGTACACCGTTATATCGAATTTACTCAAGCAGTAAAACACGATCTACAACAGAAAGACTCTCGACTAATGCCAATTGTAACTGAAGTTACAAACCAAGGCAAAATGCAAATGCACGATTTCCTAGGTGATGTAGGAAACTTTGACCCTATTACAGGCCGTCATGCTAACACTAAACTTACAGAAGTAGAGCACAAGCGTCGTGCTATTACATGTAAGCCTTATGCTAAAACATTCCTCATTGATGATGAAGATGTTGCACGTCAAGCTCACAATATTGGCTCACAGTACGTTAAGGCAGGAACAATGGCTTATAGACGTTCAATGGATGCTCTAATCTATGCAGGTCTTAACGCTTCTGTTATGGCAGGTGAAGATGGAACTACTCTTGTAGCTCGTCCTACTACTGATGATATTGGTGCTCAAGGACAATACAATGCTACTACTGGTGCATGGGAAGCTTCAGGTGCAGCAGCAGATGAAGGACTTACTATTGATAAACTACGCCGTGCTAAGAATCGTCTGAAAGTTAACTATGCTGACGAACTTGGTGATCTTTGTTTTGTTTGTCACCCTGATAGCGTAAATCAGCTTCTTGGAACAACTGAAGTTACTTCTTCTGACTACAACACAGTGAAAGCTCTTGTACAAGGTGAAGTTGGAACATTCATGGGATTCGAGTTTGTTGAATACAACGATGTTACTGATAGTGGAACTGTTTACGACTGTTATGCAGTTGCTAAAGGTTCAATGTATCTTGCTTCACAGAAGAGTACCGGTGGTCTTCGTACCGAGACTTCAAGACGTGCTGATAAGAACAACGCAACTCAGATTCAGTTGAAGTATGATAAGGGTGTTGCTCGTATGTTTGACGAGGCTGTTATCGAAGTTAAGTGTGCTAAATAATTATAATTAAGGAGATTTAATCATGGCAAATGAAGTAATCGACAACTTGACTCCCGACTATGTAGTTGGAAATGAACGTCAACGTAAGCAAATCAACGCTAATGTAACCCCTGTAACTCTTGCAGCTACTCAGCTTGTTAAGATTGCAGACTTCACAGACCGTGTAGCAGTAGCTATTGCAGTCTCAAGTGGAGTGGTAGTTAAAGTTAATGCAGCAGGTACTATTTCAGCTATCTCAGCAGGACAAGACCTTAACGGTTCATGGATTGGCTATCAATCTGCTGCCGGTGATACCGCAGGTGATGCAATTGTTGCAACACTAGAGTATTGGGATCAAATCTAAGTAGTTAATACTTGGTAATTGGCCTATCTTTTGATAGCATCGGGTGGGATGCTAAAGAGGGGTAGGCCTTTTTTATACACATACAGGAGGATTTATGGCAAAGTCGAAGGTAAATATAGTTAATATGGCATTAGACCTTATTAATATTGATGAGATACAGAGTTTTGAGAACGCTGAAACACAGACAGAGAGAGTTGCAAAGAGAATTTTTGATGAAGTTTATGAGGAAGTATGCACTGAATTTCCGTGGAACTTCTGTAGTAAAGTAGTACAACTAGCAGAATCAACAGATACACCAATTTCCACTTGGTCGAATAGTTATATTATACCAAATATTCCAAAGACTTTAAGAGTCATCAGCATTGAGAACGTGGGAACTGTTGACCCTAATTGGGAACGACAAGGCAATGAACTTCTTATTAATTCATCTGCTTGCTATGTTAAGCTAATTCAGAAGATAGAAGACATTACATTAGTACCTGCACACATTACTCGTTGTATTGCTACCCTAGTAGCCTCAAGAATGGCTGTTCCTCTTCTAGGAATTGAAGGTCAAGGACTAGCTTCTTACTATCAGAACCTTTATACTTCTGATGTACGTCCTAATGCTTTGTTTCTTGATGCTAATGAAGGTAAGGCTAGAACAGTTGAAGAGTCTACTGTTATGGGTGGAAACTACGTAGATGGTGTATTCATACCGGCAGGAGCAGATTACAACGTATATGTTGATGCCTCAGAGCAACCTAACATTTACTAGGAGATAGTATGAGCAATACAATTAGTTCATTCAATGGTGGGTTATTCTCATCATATTTAAGAGGAAGACCCGAATTAGAGAAGTATCATAATGCTTTGCAGGATTGCTCAAACTACCATCTGTTACCTTATGGAGCCTTGCAGAATAGAGCAGGTACATATTTTATAGCAGATGAGCAAGCAACTGACATGCGTTTAATACCGTTTCAGTATAACATTGACCAAAGCTATGTTCTAGTATTATTTAACAATAAGATGAAAGTGATTTATAATGACTTTATTATAGGTAGTGGAGGAGTTGCAGGTGGATTCAGTAATGGATTTAGCAATGGCTTTGATGTTGACCTTAGTGAGTACTCTATCGCTACTCCTTGGACAAATGAGCAGTTATTTGAGATTCAGTTTGTTCAGATAGCAGACACTATGTATATGGTTCATCCCGATGTCCCACCACAAACACTTGTTCGTAATGCTGATGATGATTGGACTCTTACAGCAATTGATTATTCAACAGGGCCATTCCTTCCGTATAACATTACAGGAACAACTATAACACCAAGTGCTACTACTGGTACGGGGAT